CCAGCTGTTCGCCAGATGCGATTGCACCTTGGGTAAACAGGTAGGTGGCGTACTCGGTGGAAGAACCGGAGCCAGCAGTCTGCAGATCAGCAGAAACGATCACACGCAGGCCCATGAAGGTCGGAACTTGCACGCTGCCAAAAGCAGGAGCAGTAGAACCTTGAGCAGCAGCGGTGTCAGGAGCACCAGTGTTGTCGTAGATCATGTCGATCGCACGACGCTCCATCAGGTCGTAATAGACCTTGGGGTGCATTGCAATCGCGGTCAGCTTTTCACCCTGGTCACCCAGGATTGATTTGCCTTCCACGATTTGACGTGGGCTGAGAACTGTTGGTGTGTCACCAGTGCCACCGTCAACAGTCAGTGCTGAGTAACAGGCTGAGCTGTTGTCATCCACAGCGCCGAACACACCAGCCAAGCAGGACAGAAGGTCTTTCTGGCGCTGGTTAGCGATGTAGTCAGCAATCTTGGAACCAATGGCAGCCATCGGATCAGAGCCTGCAGCCAGTGCAGCCAAATCCCGTGACTCAAATGCACGACCACGGTGCAGAACAGCAGCAACCTGCTTGTCTGCGGTGATCTTGCCAGGGGTCAGGGAGCTGGAATCCGTCAGACGCTCAAAATCGCCCGACAGGTTGGCCTTATAGAAAGGCACTTGAATGAAGTCACCACCATCCTCAGCGGCATTCAGCTCAGCCATCGGCTGCACCACACCGGAAGCCAAGAAGGCATCACGCTGGGTGGTTTGCTCGATGACATACGGCGTAAATACCTCAGGGATGATGATGTCAGAGCGAAGAGTCGCCATGACAAATCCTCAGTGAATGGTTTTACGGTGCGGGCATAACCCTATGGCCAGTCGGCATAACCTTCCGCCCTTCCGGTCATATTAACGCTCAGCTGCAGCTTTCAACCTTTCATACATGTCCCGATCTGTTCTGAACAACCTGGATTGTTCTGTGAGGTTGAAACTGTCTTTTGCGAATGGATTGTTTGTGCCTGGGGGAATATCGCCGCCAGTGCTGCGGCCAGCAGGTGCTCCACTGCCCTGTGGCTTTGGCTGCTTTTGCATCCATGCAGGCAATGACTTGGCCCAATCTGCAATCGGTGTGCGCTCATAGCCGTTGACCACAACAACGGTCCCATCAGCATCACGCTGGATCTGTTCCTTCACCACTTGGGTGTTCAGGATCATGTCAGGGTCATGCACCACATCACGCAAAGCAGTGGCAGCAGGGCTGAGGATTTCAAGCTCACGCACACGGGCTTCTAGCTCAGCAATGCGCTTGTCCTTTTCCTCCGCCGCCTCACGGAACTGCTGCTCCAAAGCCTGTCTGGCTTCGGTGTACTTGCCCTGCTTTTCCAGATCTGCCTGTTCCGCCGCAGCTTTGAAGTCCAGTAGCTCCTGAACATCAACGCCATCAGGAACAGTCTTTGCGTTTTTGAGCTTGCCGATCAGTTCGTAATTTTTTTTCAGCAGTGCTTCACGCTCTGCTTTCAGTGCATCAACTTCGTTTGAAGATGTTGTTTCAGGAGCCATAGACTCCTGCACTTGTTCTTCAGCCATGAATAACCCATAAGGTTGTTTTCAGCTCCACTTTACTTTGTTCGCCCAATAAGCAGCAGATGTTTTTCCTTTGGCGATGTTTTTTGCGTGACGTGCTTTGAATGATGCCCGTTTTGCTTTGTCAGCAGCAGATTCACCCTTACGAGGTGGCTTCGTTTGTGCGCCTTGTGCCCCAAACCTGATCAGCCGATCCTTGCCGCCATCCTTGATGACAACAGCGTGTGACTTGCCGCTTGGGTGGTTTGGAGTGCGGATGGGTTTGTCGTAGCCCTGAAAAGTGTGGCCACCGCGCTTGATTGCCATCACTTTTTCTTGCGTTTTTTCAGCAAGTCAGCATCAGCCTTCCTTGCACCACCTTTGCCAGAAACAAAGCTGTTCACCCGGCCCATTGCCCAGGCAGCCATAGGGACATTCCTGGAACCACTGGACAAGTATGCGCCCTGGCCACGGCGATACACAGCAGCAAGCTGCCCGTAGGTGAAACGGGTACCCTCAGCCTTTTTTCTTAGCGTTGCCTTTACGGCGTCGCTTAGTGGTTTTGCTTTTGGTCTTGCCACCTTGCTCAGTCCTTGATTTGGAGACAGCTGCAATGTCGATGTTTTTGCCAGCCTTGTAAAGGGCAGCAGTGCGCTTGATTTCGCTGGCCTTGGCCGCCTTGTTTTTGGCACCAGCAAGATACGCCTTAGGCAGGCCCGTCTTCTTGTCCTTTGGTGGGCGACGCTTGGCTGCCATCACTTCTTCTTTTTCTTAGGCTTTTTCTTGCCCATCGTTGATTGGGGCTTTTTGGGACCGCTGTAACGGGGCATCAGTCTTCAGCAGATGACACCTCTTTTTTAGCAGGCTTTTTCTTGGCAGCGGGTTTGCGGGCAGGAGCAGCTGTTTCGCCCTGCACTGTGAACTGGTACTTACTGTGCATTGGGATAGCGGTCGGCTAGTTGCTTCAAAGTTAGCTCTGCACCGTCCCTGTCAACAAACTTGCGAATAGCGTCTTCCTTGCCGTACTTCTTGACAAGGAAGTTGTAATACGGGATGCGCTTGGCACCAAGAACATCCTCTTTGACTAGGTCTGTCTGCTGGTCAAACCAAACGCCATAGGGCTCACGCAGCTCAAGGGTTCTGGCTGCAAAGCCGGTGGTCAGGGAAACACGGCGTGACCTGCAGCCGAAGTGTTGTGGCGGCTTGGGGCCTTTGCCCCATTCGTACACCTTGCCGTCCAATGCCCTGCAGATTGGCGTCGTTTTGCTGTCGAGCAAAGCGGTGTATCTGTATTTCTTGGTGATATCTGGGTTCTGCAGGGCCACCAGCTCCTCAGCGGCATCAACAACCTGATTGACGCTGGTGCGGACAATGGCGCGGATCTGATTGTTGGGCATGGCCGTCACCTGGCCGCCAGAAGCAATGATGCTGTCAACAGTGCCTGCCTGTTCCCGGCGCAACCTGCCTTTCAGCTGGCTGACAATGCTGCCGACAGACTTACCTTCCAGCACCCCAACACGCAGCACCTGGCTGAATACTTCGGCTTGCCTAGTGGACATGCGGTCAAACGCTTGGCGCACGACTGAACCATTGGGAAGCGTCAGCTGCTGACCAGCTGTGAGCTGGAAAGTAACCGTGTCTGGGGCCAGCCTTTCAAGCCTGTCGCTCAGGTCAACGATGCCAATCGACGTGGGGTCTGACGTGACAACCGCCTGGGCAAAACTTGGGCTGATCTCAACAGTACGAACAACACGGTTGGTCCCTTCAGGTAAAACTTCCCGCAGCTGCTCAACGGCGAAACCAGATTGCAGCACAGCTAAACCCTGCAGCTCCTCCGCCATCAATGCTGCACTGCTGCCGGACCAAGTGGCCAATGACTCCCTGAGCTGAAGCAATAACGTGCGAAGCCTTGCCCGACGCAACGGCTGCCGCACTTCACCCGTCAACAGAATCTCTTCTTCAATCGCCCGCAGCTGTTCAACAGCATCCAAGATCACGTCGTTGTACGAACGGATGATCCGCCTGGCGACACCGTTGCTGTAACGGTTCAGGTCAATGGCATTGCGGTAGACAGCTGCTGGGGCGCTCATGTCTTTTTGAGACCAACAGCCTCTGAGGAATCAACACAGATGATTGACACGTCTGAGCCTGCACGCAGGGCATCACCAACGATGCCCGTGAACTCCATCAATGCCAGGTCATCAGTTTTTTCAATCGTGCATTCAGTGACGGCACAAACGGCACCACCGGAATACCAAGTGGTCCGTATCACCGCAAAAGAGTTCCCCATCAGCTCCGCTTGGACGTAATGCAAAAGCTGCTGACGTGATGGCTCGTCAGGGCTTTTTTTGCTGCGGTTCAACCAACCCATCACTCAGGCATCTGCTCATCGTCAGCCTCAGCTTGCCCCTCAGGCATGGTTTCGGCAGCAGGTTGGCGTGGCTCAACAGGGTCAACCAATCCACCGTTCTGCGTGGCTTCAACCTCTTCCTCAACGTCAAAGTCATCACCCAGCACTTCGCCAGCCTCAAGCTGGTCCAGCAATGTCTTTTGAGTGATGGTGCCTGCGGTGTACAGCTGCAGCAAAGCTTGGATCTCCTGCGGCTCCAGCCGTGATGCAAGAAAGTCACGGTTCACAAAGCTGCTGCCTGCCTGCTGCTCCTGCAGGAACTGGGCATGGAAGTCCAGGCAGTTATCGATCAGGTCTTGCATCTGCTGAGCAATGACCATCATCGTGCTGTCGCCTTGGCTGCGGTCAATCTTTTTCGCCTCAGCTGTTTCTGCGCTGAGCTTTTGCCCC